CTTGCGGATCACGTCCTGTTTTTCCTTCGGAAGCGAGTTGATAAAAGCCTCGTTCAGCGCCCGCGTGATTTTCTCCACGTTGCCGGCATCCATGAGCGAGCGGATCACGTCGAGATGGCCCTCATACTCGGGATGCTGCGCGAGCGCGGCCGCGTAGAACATGATGGAGAGGTTTTTCGCCGTGGGATGCTTCCAGATCTCGCCGTCCAGGAGCGAGTATCCGCTCTCATCTTCGACGAGTGCGATCGCGTTGAAGTCGAAACAAAGTTTGAAACTGCGCGTGAATTTCGCCCCGCTATCGTCCTCGAGATCGAGCGTGAGCGGAACGGACGGCGCGATCCGGCGCCGCAATCCTGCGTCTGCCATTTTGATGACTCCTCCGAAAGTACATCGCGCGGGATTCCATTCACTCCAGTGGAGTGACTCGGAGCGAAAAAAAATCCCGCGCGAACAGTTGGACTAGGAGACGACCGCGGTCGGAGTCCCGACCACATACCAAACGCCATTAAACGCGTCGAGCTCGATCGAGTCGCCGACGTTCGCAAACGTAATGATGTGCTTCGAGCCTTTGATACCATTCGCCGGCGTGGTGACCGTGTGCGCCTGCGCCGTGCTGGAAATGATGGTAAGCCGCTGGCCGTCATTGCCGCCGGCTGCAGGTGCGCCCGCGACGGGTAGTGCAAGCGTCAAAAGCGCCGCGCCGGAGTCCGTAATAAAAACGGATCCGCCGACGATGCTGATCACGCCAGCGCCGCCCGTGCCAGAATGCGTTTCGATATTGCCGCCCGTGGCCAGAGCTGCCCCGAGTTTCGTCGAAGCATCCGGAGACGAGGACGGGACTTTGTTCGTTACAACTGCGACATCCGCCATAGTGTGTTACCTCGCTTTTTCGAATTTTGTTTCTACAGCCCGATTAGCCTTCTATCGTCGCGTCGCTCGCCGGCGCCGGCGCCGGTTTGCTGACAGTCTTGGCCGGTTTTTTGCTTTTCGATTTTTTCTTACCCGCCATGTGTGTCACCTCGCCTTTCGGATTTAAATTCCTACTGCCGCCGGCATCCTACCACTCACTAGCTGCCCGGAGTAAAGATCGGTTTTCCGGTGATGGTGAGCTTCGCCGACAAAGTCGAGGCCTTGTCGGTCGAGAGATCGAAGTCGAGCGAGCCGAGGTACGCATTAAAGTTCCACGTACCAAGGGAGTTCGGCAGAACGATTTGCCACGGCGCGAGCGTCCGATTGTCAAAAAGCGACTGGAGACTCTGCTGCGTTACATCCTGCGGGACGTAATTTGCGTCGAGCGAAATGTCCCCGCCATCGAGCAGCGTTGCGAGCTTCTCGCGATACGCGCCGATCGAATCCATGTTGGTGACGTCCACCAAATCCATTTTTGCGCCGGACCGTTGAATCTTGGTGATCTCGGCGATCGTGGTGTATGCACCCGGAGCGATCGGAGTGCCCGCCCCGAGCTGTAGCTGTGACCCTTGTCCTGCAAATGCGCGTGAGCCCGTGTATGTCATTTCTTGTTGCTCCTTTTAAAAATTTCCCATCCGGAAAATCTTTCGCCCTCGCGCGCGTCCTCCGCGCACACGAGCAGAAAATCGAGTTGTTTTGCTTTTGAAACTGGCGGTCCGACTAGGGAGCGATGTCCGCGTAGACGATCAGAAAATCGATCGGCGCGTTAAAACTAAACGGCGCGTCCTCAAACGCGTCGAGCTCGAGGACCAGGACCGCGTTGTCGACCGGCGTGCCGTCCGATAACGCGCCATGGAATCCCTCGAGGAGCTGGCGGACCGCGCGCTGCAGGCGTTTCGCATCGCCGTAGACCGAGCCGTAGCAACTGAATGAGATCCGGCATTGGTGCAAAGCGTTTGCGCCGTCGTAGGACGGGTTACCTTCGCCGGAGATCTGCGAATAGACGAGCGCCGGTAGCGGAGTCCCTTCCGGCATCTGGACCGGAAAAATCCCCGTCGTCGGCTTCGGCGTATCCTTGCGCGTAGCCGTAGTCCCGACGATCGCGGTAATCGTGCTCGCGTTGACCAGGAGTTGATTGAGTCCCTCTTCGAGCATTTACTTGAGCCCCATTTTTTCTTTGAGTTCGCTCCGGAGTCCCTCGGCGTACAACGCCAGGACTGCGTCTTTTTTCGAATCGAAGGCCGGCCGAATGAACGGGAATTTACGTCCGCCCTTGCGGCCGAATTCGAGAAAGAGCGCCCAGAAACCTTTTTTGACTGGACCGACTTGTGCGGTCCCGCCGAGCTGGTCCGAATCCAGATGGACGCGGATCCCGATCAAGCGCGAGAGCACGCCGTACTCTCTCGAGCGGCCGCCGTAACGCGCTTTCCCGACGATAGTGCTTTTCCAAACGTGCCAGCCCTGGCGGACCTTTGACTTCATTTCGACTTGCCAGGGTTTCGCAGCGCGGCCGAGATTTTTCCTGACGATGTCGCGAGCGACCTGGCGCGGTAGATTTTCGAGCGCGTGCGCGAGTTCCGCCGTCCCGGTGATCTTGAATTCGACGCTGTCGCGGTCCGCCACTAGACACTCCCGCCTTGCTCGCGAGCCGAGTCGTCGCGCTCGACGCAAAACAGGTAAAGGATTTTGTTTAGTTCTTTCACGTTTTCGACATACTCGATCTGAAACTGGCGATCGCCGTACCAGACGTTTTGCCTGGCGAATACGCCATCCATCCATCGCATAGTGATCCGGTGCGTTACCTGCGAGTTTTTTTGCTGCGCGGTGTAGAGGTCGCGGCCGGAGAGTGATTCGACCGCGGCCCACACCGTCGCGAAAGGCGTCGCGCTGTCGATCGCCACTCCGCCGAAAGAGTCCTGCGAGTTGGTGAGATCGACAATCTTAATTTGGTGACGGAGCTGCCCCGCAGAAATTCTCGAATTTAACGGCATCGGATCCCCTGGATTAGCGCTTGGCGATCACGACGCGCGCGAAAACGAGCGCCGAGCTGGCCGTAAAATGGACCGTTCCGTCGGTTTGTTCCCATCCCTCTTGGCCCGCGAGGAAAGAGAAAAGGATGTCCGAGGTCGCCGGAATCGAATAAGCCGTAATGTCATCGGTCCGGTTGCGCGAATCCGCGATCGAGGAAATGGTGACGGTATGCGCGGCTGAGTCGGTGTTGCGGAGCTCGAGGATCTCGTGTCCGCTAACCGGAAACGAATTGCCGTTCGATGCGTCGCAAGCGACAAAAAGCGCGGCGAGAGCTCCCGCTACGACCGCGGCCGGATAAGGACCGAGCGGTGTTACTGGCGTTAGTGCTGTGAAACCCATAGATTTTTTCCTCCGATTTGATTTGTGCTGCTATCCGCGCGTCGGTGCCAAGTCAATGACTCTGTTCTCCCAATACAAGGCCTCGAGGTGATGCGGAATCTTTTTAAGTTCTGGCGAAGTGACCGGTTCGCGGTTTTCGTACCAGTTCGCGACCGTCTGCAGGATCGCGACGCGCGCGGTTGCCGGCGCCGCGTTGCCGTCGTTTCCGTAGCCGGCGACGTAATGGATCACCACGGCATTCGGGACGTACAGGCAGCTCGGCCAATTCTGCGCAGCGTTCGGAAAGATGCGCGGAGGCTCGGAGTCTTTGTCGTAGATAAAATCGCCGAGCTCGGGATCGATCTCGACGAGCCCCCAGGTCAAATCGTTGTCGGCCGTCGACGCGTTGAGCGGCGTCTCCTCCCAGGCCGGTTCGTTCGCTCCGGACTCGCTGGTATCGTCGACATCGCCCTCGGTGACGGCCGTAACCTCCTGCAAATTTCCATTCGAGTCGAGGACCTGGTCGCCGATCACGTATTCGGTTTTCGCGCGCCAACGCTCCGGATCCGGATAGAGCGAGGTTAGCTCGCTCGTCTGCGAATCGATGTAGTCAATCGAACTGACTTTCACGAGCGGCGAGAAAACCAGTTTGATGAGCTGCGAGTAATTCCACATGGCCGTCGAGTACCGCGGGAGCACGGAATAGGCCGGCGGAATCGAAGCCTGCGAGTACATCGAGTCGGTGAAGTAGGGAAACGCGTCGAGCGACTGGCGGAAACCCTTGTTGACGAGCGAGCGCGCCGTCGTGCTTTCGAACAGTTCGCGCGCGGCTTGAATGTAGAGCCCGATCAAAGCGTCGTCCGCGGTGAGCGTGACGCGGAGGTGCGACTTCATTAGCTGGAGCGAGACAGGCTCCGCCGCCGGCGGTGATTCGATTGCTATCGCTGCCATTTGAAACCTCGTTTTAAACTAGGAAATTTTTAGTGGACTCGGCTTTCGTTTCGGCTTTTCTTGCGCCGGCGCGTCAGTCGTTTGTGCCTTGCGATCGAGCGACGCGGATTCGATCTTCGACGTATCGACGCTCGAGGTCTCGACTTTTGCCGCGCTGTCGACGAGCTCGCCGGCGCCGCTTGAGATCATGGCGCGCGCGACGTTCGGAATCATTTCCGCTACCTGGCCGGTCGAGCGGATCCGTACTTTAACCATTTGCATTGAGATTCTCCGAGGACTGCGAGGACCGCGATCGCTCGCGGCCCTCGTTCCGTGTTGACTAGGCGTTGGCCTGTTGCAAGTAGCAAACCGGATGCGTCCCGGCGTCGAGCAGGTTGCCGTCGTAACGGGCAAATCCGATGAACGCGATCTGTCCGTAGTCCGCGAAGCGCTCGGTCAAACGCAGGATCCCGAGTTCCTTCACGCGACGGATCATGTACTTCTTGAGGTTCCCGAAGATGACGGTGTTGGCGGAAAGCGCCGAGACCGGCATGTCGTTATTGATCGAGTAGGCGTAGCCGTTGACCTTGTCCGGAGCGTTGACTGCGACGCCAGGGACCCAGAGCGGCCGGCCATACTTGTCGAGCAATTGCTGGAAACCGCGGAGCAGAGTGTCATGGAACATATATTTCGCTCCGGTCCTGTAAGCCGGATCGACCGAATGCTCGAGCGAAATCAAGTCCTTGGTGCCGATCGAGGTTCCGCCGGTCTCCGCGCCGCCAGTGTTGGCGGACGAGCCGACCGCGATCACGGGAATTCCGTAGGCGCCGCCGCCGGCAACCGGAGCTCCGCAAGCTGCGATCGCTGCGGTCAAAATTCCGAGCGGCTCCGTGGATCCGGCGCCGACCGTCATTTTGGTGTTGAGAATGCGACCGAGACGGATCGCAAACTTGTTTTTGAGAAACCCTTCCATGTCGAACGCGGAATCCTGGATCAATTCGATCGAAACCTTGACCATCTTGGTCGAGAATTTGAACGCGTTGAAGTTGATGTGTCCCACGGTGACGTCCTGGTCGGTGACTTGCTGTCCTTCGCCGACGATCTCGCCCGTGTTCGAGGTGTCGTTATCGGTCGGGTAGGGCAACGGCTGGCCCGACGCGGTGTCCAGGATCTCGGCTTGGTTCAGCATGTCGCCGTACCATTTCATCGCCGATTCGATGTCGTAGACGAATCCCTGCGGAACAAAGTAGCCGCCGAGAGTGTTCGTCCCGATACCCATGTCGCGATATTCCGTCCGGCCGACGCGCAAGGCCTCGCGGGACTCTTCGGACATGCCGGGCTCAAAGTCGGTCTGACGCGGACCGAGGCGGAGATATTCGGAGTAGGCTCGGCGATACTTTTCGTCCTTCGCCTTGCGAACTTCCGGAGAGTTTTCCGCTGCTCGATCTTGGCCGGCGACCTTTTCCCGCGGAGGCACTACCGTCTCGCGGAGCTCGGCGTCGACCTTCAATGCTCGCTCGAGACGGTCGATATCGGCTTTGAGCGTGTCGACGTCGATCATCTGAGCGTCAAACTTTGCGCGATCTTCTTTCGTGATGACCGGCAATTCGCTGATCTTCATGGCTTCCGCGTGAATCGCTGCGCGTTTCTCGCGGAGTTCTTTAATTTTTGCTACTGACATTTTTTTCCTCGGTGTGACGTTGGATTTTAGTTCTCGTGCCCGAAGCGAGCTGCTCTCGATCGCTACACGCTGACGAGATCTCGCAAATCCCAGGCGACCGCTCCCGCTATCACGCGGAGCCGCATCCGGCGCGGACCCTGGAGAAAATTGTGTTAGTCCCGAGCTGCCAGGTCGAGACGCATCTTCATTTTTTCGCGATCGATCTCGACTGGTTTCGCCGCTCGCTTGGCCACGCGCTTTTCTTTTCGCTTCGCCGCGCGATCCTCGCCGTCGTCGCCGTCGCCGTGATCGCAACCGTTATCTTCGCAATCCTCGCCGTCCTCGCATCCGCCG